GATTGGGGACATAAAGGAAAAGGGGATTTGGTCGGCAATGACAAACCTATCAACACAACTTTGGTCGGACGAACTGACCAAGCCGTTGTTGGGAATGTACAAAGAGGTCGGGTTGTTCCATGCAAAAACCACATATCGGACCATAAAGTCCGAGATTGGTCAAAAGCAACTGGGTCGGTCCGAACAATGGGTGCAAGATGTCATCCGAATCCTACGTGAAACCCTTTTGCAATTTGCCGTTGTCGGCACATCGGAAACCCTACGCAACCACCTTTTGTTGGTTCTTCAACAAGGGATTGACAAAGGACTGAGTGTTGACGAAATGGTCAAGATGTTGGAGGGTAGCGACTTTACTGAAATGCAAGCCAGACGGATCATTCGCACTGAAATAGGCCGGGCTGCAAATACAGGGGTAAAGGTTGCCGCCGATTCCTTCAACGTAGAGATGCAAAAGGAATGGTTTGCGTTTCGCGATCAGCGAACAAGGGGGGTAAAGCCAAAGGATAAAAAGGACCACTACCACATGGACGGTCAGGTTGTTGATTACAATGCTGACTTTGTGGACCCCCGAAGTGGTGAGCGAATTGAATTTCCCCAAGCCCCAAAAGGTTCGGCTGCGATGGTTATTAACTGCCGTTGCACTTGGGCCGCAATCCCGAAAAGGGATGAAAGGGGATTCATAATACAAAGGAGGTGACCAGCCGCTAAGGCAATACCGAAACATGATAAGAACCGGGGACTGGCCCTCCAACTTTGAAAACAACGAGAATGAAAAAATACTTTGAGAGCAAAATGATTGGTGACTCGGTCCGTGATGTGTCCGAGAATGACCGCCGTGTGAAGGTTGCCATTTCCAAGATGGGCAACATTGATTTGGATGGGGACATGATTGAACATACGGCCTACACAAAGACCTTGGCCGAACGTGGACCCAAAGGGGCAAACCTGATTTGGCACCTGACCGATCACAATCCATCCTTGAAATCTGCCGTTGGCAAGTTTTCGGATGTGTATGTTGACGGGGACTATTTGGTGGGAATCACAACCATCCCAAACACAACGTGGGGCAATGATGTGTTGGAGTTTTACAAAACGGGACACATCAACCAACATTCGATTGGTTTCCGGACTATTAAGGCCGAGGCACAAAAGTCGAATGGCACTGAATATAATATGATCAAGGAGGTGTTGTTGTTTGAAGGTTCGGCGGTCCTTTGGGGTGCCAATCCTTTGACACCAACCCTGACCGCTGGCAAATCCTTCACAAAGGATGACATTGCCGTTGAACACGAAAAGTTGAGCAAGGAAATGGGCCTTTTGCTCAAATCATTAAAAGACGGCCGTTACTCAGACGATGCGTTTGAGTTTATGGAAATCCGTTTGGCCCAAATAAACGAGGCACTTAAATCCATCCTGACCATTGAGGCGGAAACCACTGAACCCGTGCAAACAGTTCAGCCGGAAGTCGATTTGAAGGGTTTGGATGTTGCAATAAACAATTTAATCAAAACAATCAATTCCTAACAAAATGGAAAACGTTGAAAAAATCGTTGCCGAGGTGAAATCAGCCACCGATGCAGTTAATACGATGAAGGCCGCAAATGATGCTGCCATTGCTGATGTAAAAGGTCAAGTTGCTGAAGTAAAGTCTGCCATTGTTACAATGGACGAGGCTGCTAAGGCTAACCAAAAGGCCCTTGACGAACTGATTGCCGCTAAGAATGCAAAAAGTCTGGAAACTAAAAAAGCCAAGTCTTTTGGTGATTCTTTTTCTGAGGCTATGAATGAGGCATTTGAAAGCAAGCAATCTGAGTTCAAAGCATTCGCCAAAGATCGCAATGCAAAGCTGGTTCTTGAGTTGAAAGATGTTGCAAACATGACTTTGACTAACAACCTCACTGGTGATGGTCAAGCTACTTACAACACCCGTCAAGGTCTGGTGCCTTCACAGAAAATCAACTTCCGTGACTTGGTTCCTACAACTCAATCTCCAACTGGTCTGTATGTGACCTATCGTGAAACCGGAACTGAGGGTGCAATCACCGTTCAGACTGAAGGTAACGCAAAAGGACAGATTGACTACGATCTGACTGAGGTGAAAGTGGTTTCTGATTACATCGCTGGCTTTGCTCGTTTCAGCAAGCAAATGATGTTCCAGTTGCCTTTCCTCCAGTCTTCACTTCAGCGGATGTTGCTGCGTGACTTCTACAAAAAGGAGAATCAGCAATTTTTCACTGCCGTAAGTGGTGCAGCTACCGGAAGCACAACTACTTCCGCAACTGTTGATGCTGAACAACTCGTTGACTGGATTGCCAACCAATTGAATGCGAATTTCAACGCATCTTTTGCTTTGGTAAATTACGCACAATGGGCTCGCTTACTGAAAACCAAGCCATCTGACTACTCTGTTCCCGGTGGTGTAATCATTGATCCAGCTGGAAACATCCGTATCTGCGGTGTACCTGTTATTGGTGCATCTTGGGTAACTGATGACAAGGCTTTGATCATCGACAGCGACTACATTGAGCGTGTAGAAACTGAGAGCCTGCGTGTTGAGTTTAGCTACGAAGATAGCGACAACTTCCAACGCAACCTCGTTACTGCTCGTGTTGAGTGCTTCGAGGACATCAATCTCATGCGTACCGATGCCGTTATTTACGGAGATTTCGGTAACGCATCCTAATTGGCTGTTTGTTTGATGTGGTGATTTAGGGGGTCGGGTTCGGCCCGGCCCCTTTTTATAAATAAGTGTATGAAATACAATTTGCTGATTGATTGGGAGGATTTGACAAATGAGTCTGGCATTGAAGAGCCATTGACGGTTCAAGAAGTTAAAGACTATTTGCGGTTGGAGGGTTTCATTGACAATTACGAATCTGTTTCGTCTGAATTTGACGATGACGATGCGTTGATTGAAGATTTAATACGTGGGACCCGTGAGGCCATGGAGGAATATACCGGGCTTTCATTCATCCCAAAGACATGGCAAATTGAGTTTGACAACTATGCCGGGAACTTTGAGATTCCATTCGGTCCAGTAATTGACATTTTGGAACTGCACCCACAGGGTGAGTCACTTGCATCGGATGAATTGGAGTTCACAACAAGTTCAAACAAACGCATTTTGAAAAGCCCTCAGTATGGCAATTTAGTCATGCTGTATGATGCTGGTTATGTAACATTGCCCAAACGATTAAAGGACGCAATGCTCAAAGAGATTGCATACCGTTATGAAAACCGGGGAGATGTTAATGTTGACGGAATAAGCAAAGAAGCGACAATGCTCGCATCAACCTACAAAACAACAATAACTTGGCTGGGATAGGCACATATAAACCAATCAAGATTTTCAAGATCTCCAATGTTCAAGATGAAAATGGGGATATGCTTGAGGACACCGAACTACTTTTCACGCTATGGGCTGAGGTAGAAAGCGTTGGGGGAAGTTCTACTTTGCAAAATGGCAAAACCAATTTGCAAGATACAAAACGATTCAAAGTAAGATTTCGCCCTGATATGGTCCTGACTACCGAATGGATCATTCAGTATTTTGGCAAGGTCTATGAAATATCCAACATTGAACGCATCAATGAAAAGCGGTTCAATGTGTTAATCACTGCAACGGGAACTTACAACACACTGACAACCAATAACACGGTTTTCCCTGATGGAACACCCGGTGGGGGTGGAAATGGTGGCACTTCTGCCGATTTCCCCGGTTTGACTTATGGGGACGGAGTGCCAGCGGTTCCGAGTGGTACATATTCAAGATTCCAATTGAATAGTTCCCTTTATTTTCAAATCATTTGCAGCCATACATATATTTTGAGATGGCCGAATGCGGTTAATTTGCAATATCCAAGGAGTAATTTGGCGGCCAGCGTTTATGACTTTAACGTTTTTGGGGCATCATATATGGATTTTTATTTCACCCCGAATGTTGACCGATTCAATTTTTTGATGAACGGGGGACAAATTGCAACGGCTCCGGATAACCTACCCAGCACAATCACCGATTTGAGCATTGTGGGTGGTTTGACCACATCCTTTGTGGTTCCGGCAAATGTCAACAAATTGCAATTGGCATTCAACAATTTAGACCTAAACGCTGCGGACGAAATCATGCAGCATTTGGTTGACAATAATGTGAACAACGGGACGCTTGCAATCAGAGCCCAAACAAGTGGGTTGTTGAACATCATGAGTTTGGCTAACTATACCACACTGACCTCACGAAATTGGCAAATCACTTGATCCAAGTCAACACCATAGGATTGGAACAATACAAAAATGCCATAAAAACGGCAAAAAAGGATGTGCAAACGAACATATCCAACGAAATCCGTGCGGCTGCAATGGAGTTTGAGGCATTGGCTAAAAGAAACGCAGCAAACAACGGCGGTGACCAAGGGGGA